AACGGAAATGGGCTTTCGTGACGAGATTACCGGGACGCTGGGCGGCTCTACGGCCGTGACGGTGCCCATGCTGTCAGTGGCGTATCCGGCCACCGTTGCAATCGTGCCGGGCAATGGCGACTCCGTGCTCTGCGAGTACAGCGTTGTCGACGGCACCTGGACTGCGTGGGCCAACGGGACGGCAACCTCCGCCAGCGTTGACGTGCTTGACGCGGCGGTGAAAGCGCTGCGCTTTACGCGCACGGCCGGCACCGGAACTGCGTCGGCCTACTCGATCCTGCCGCGTCGCGGGTAAAAATGGCATTCGTTGGTCGCGCCGGCCCGTTCAAGACGCGTGGGCCGTTTCGTGCGATTCGTGCGCCATTTCGAGGGATCGGCGCGTGGGGGAGATACCCCGCGCGCACGAACAGCGTAAGAAACAGCATTGGCGCGGCAGCGGTAGCAGGCGCTCCAGGGACGCTTCCTACAAACTGGGTGGCGGCGACTCCTATTGACGGGCTATCGCGATCTGTCGTTGGTTCTGGCACGGACCCGGTTACCGGATTCGCATATGTTGATTTGAACTGGGCTGGAACATCCGGGACGGCAGGCAACTCAACAGTGTGGGCGCCAGAAGCCGGCAATTTTATTGCGGCGGTTGTCGGACAAGCATGGGCTGCATCGTGCTATGTGTCACTTGTCGGCGGAAGTTTGACAAACGTTACCACGCTCAACTTCAGCATTAGGTTCAACAACAGCGGCGGATCGCAAGTTACCGCGGCCTCAACGTCAATCTTGGGAATAAGTTCGTCAGGGTTGCGCCCTGGCGTCGCTTTGACTGCTGCCGACGCGACAACGGCCTACGTGAATTGTTCGATTGTGGCAAATTTTGCCAACAGCAGCGCCGTCGATTTCACGCTGCGCATCGTCGGCCCGCAAATTGAACGCGGATCGTCCATTACGAGCCATATCGCAACATCAGGATCGGCGGCTTCTCGCGTGGCGGACTTGCTTGTGACGGTGAGTTGACGTGACGATCAAACTCGCTGGCACAAAATTCCGGCTTTCTGACAATTTCACCGTCGACAGCACTAATATTGTCAGCTTGTCCGGCACCGTCGCTGGTATTACGTCCGCGTACGCTTACGGCGCCAAGGGGAACGGGCTCGACGACGATACAGCGGCGCTAAATGCCGCTGCAATGGCGAGCGCTGGGAGTTGTTTGTACGTCCCCGCTGGGACTTACCCGGTAAAAGGGTTTGTTGTCCCCGCAAACACAAAGGTAATTTGCGATCCTGGCACGACATTTGTTCCGTTTGACTCGTCGGATCTGACGTCTGCAAACTTTTGCATTAACTTGGCCGGAGATAATATTGTCTGGTCGGGTGGCACCGTATCCGGGAACGTTTCAACAACATACGGCGCTCCGCCTACGCCGTATTATGGACTTAAGATCCAACAAACAACTGGCGACTCAATACCACAAAACATTACGATTAGAGATTTGACGGTTGTGGGGTGCCGAGAGGGCATATGGGCGATCGGATCGGACGGATTAACGATCGAGAACGTTACCGTCGATCGCTGCTACCAGTGGGGAATGGCATTCCCGGCTCCGTGTACTAAACGTTTACGCGTAGACGGGTTTCGTGCGTATGACACGGGGTTAAACGAAGGGCTGAAGATTGCTTCGCTGTACCAGCAGACGGGTGACGCCTCTGCAGACATTCTGCTAACTAATCTTCATATTGAAGGTTGCGGCGGACTTGATCCAACGTCTTCGAACTGGCAAAACGGGATCGACTGTTTCATTAGCGCGGCGCAGCGGCTAGAAATCAGCAATTTCAATCTTGTCGGCAATTATGGCGGCGGCATTGAGATTAAACGCAATCATGCCCCGGACATTACTCCGAACGAGTACAAAAACGTCCGCATTCAAAACGGTCACATTACTGTTACCGAGGACGGGTGCTCTGGTATTGCGCTAAACATTACAACGCCGTCGCCAACGTCTGCAGATACCGCGCGGCAAGTAGCGATATCAGGCGTGCAGTTTGACTACACAGGAGGAGCTGCTCCGTCGTCGGTAAATGGGATTTCAATGAACGCGTGGACGGACGTTACGATTTCCGACTGCCAGTTCTTTGGGGAGTTTACAAGGGCGATCAACCCTGGCGCTTCGGGATCGTATGACAGCACGCTTCGTCGTGTAACGATTTCTGATTGTGTTGTCAAAGGTGCTACAAACGGATTTTCAATGACGTCCGGGGTTGTGGATCGACTGGTGATCATGGACGGGCACTTCGTGACAAGCGGCGAAGCGGTGATCATTGGTTCGTCAGTTACCGGCTCTGGCATGGCAATTCAAGGCGGTGTGTACGAAAGCTCCGGCGGATCGACGCCTGCAGTCACCATTGGAGGCAATGTCACGGGCTGCGTAATCAGGGGGGCCGACGTTCGCGGGCAGACATATGCAATCCGCTGCAATAACGGCGGCGGAGACGTTCATGACAATCGGTTAACTTCCGCGACAGACGAAGCAATGCGCGTATCTGGCGGGACTTGGAATCAGTTTAAAAACGAGATTTTCGTCGGTTCAACAAAATCCGCATATGTCACGACTGCGGGAACAATCGCGTCGTACATGAATAGTCGCGGCTCGGACACGACTACGCCAACGGTTGCGGCAAAGGTGGGGGAGATCGTGTGGAACTCGACTCCGTCAGCCGGCGGGACGATTGGGTGGGTTTGCACAACTGCTGGAACTTCCCCGACTTGGAAAGCGTTTGGGGCTGTGGCGTCGTGAACGATCCAATCCGTCGAGCCGAGCGTGCTGCGCGTCTGCTGGAGCACGAGTTATTGCGTGAAGCGAGAGAGCACATGCGCGATCAACTCACCAAGGCCATGTGGCAGCGGCACGCGTACACCGACGCCGAGCGGGTGAAGCTCGACGCATACGTCCGCCACTACGCCGAGTTCTTCTCCTGGTTGGAGCGGGTGATCACAGACGGGCGGATCGCAGAGGCTGATCTGCAGGCGAAATCCAAGCTTCGGCAGATTGCCGAGCGAGCAAAGAGGTTCTGACATGCTGAACGCTGTTACTGCTGCCGGCGTGGGCGACACGCTCACCGTCGTCCACGATCAGGAGATCCGCTGGGAGGCGCAACTGATCGGCACGGGCGCGGTGTCCGCGCAGTGGCTGATCGAGTTCGTCAACGGTGGCGGCGACTGGCAGACGTGGCGCACCGAGGGACTGGAAGGCACCGACGAGGTAGCGGGCGCGGGACGGTGGCGTTCGCCGGGCACGCAACTGCGCGCCAACCTGCTGTCGATCACCGGAACCGACGCGGCGCTGAGTGTCACCGCGTACACCTCCCACGGGCCCGTACAGCCGATCGTGTCGCGCGCTGCGGCCTCCGGCATTCGGGCGGCTGACAACGGCCGCACGATCGTCACCAGTGACGCGCAGGCGGCCTCGCTGAACGTCATAGCGCCGATCAACAAGGGGTTCGTCTGCAGCGTCATTCAGGGCGACGCGGGGGCGATCACGATCGCCGGCACAAACGTCACCGTTCACAACCGTCAGTCGCACACCGACACAGCCGGGCAGTACGCCAAGGTGGTGCTAACCGCCACGGCAGACGACGTTGTCGTCCTGTCGGGCGACACGGCGGCCGGCGCTTAATCACGCGGCAAACGCGCCACCGCATGTGACGGGCCTTCGGGCCCGTTTTTCATTGGCGCGGGATATCAAGGCTTCACATGTCAGATTCTGAAGCGACTACGCCGGCCGAGACGGAAGTCGCCTACCACTCCACGGAAGACGCGGCGCAGGCGCTTTTGGCGCGCTGGAACAGCAGGGCTGAAAAGCCGACGGCTGAAGACAGCGAGTCCGAATCGCCCGTGCCGGAAGAGCCCGAGGACGAACCCGTTGCGGAGCAGGCCGACGAGGCTACGGCAGACGCAGCGCAAGAGCAGCCGGGCGAAGTCGAGGATCTGGAGATCGACGTCGCGGGAGACAAGTTCAAGTTCCCAAAGGCGTTGAGCGAACAGGCGCAGAAGATCCAGCAGAAAGTCAAAGACTTGGAAGCTGGCGTCACGCGCAAGTTCCAGGAAGCCGCCGAGATTCGCAAGCAGGCCGAGGCCGAGCGTGAGTACACCCAGTTTGTCGGCAAACTCACCACGCAGCAGACGGACTTGGTTGCGGATCTAAGGGCCACGCAGCGCGAACTCGAGCAATTGAATGGCGTCAACGTCATGCAGTTGCACGAAAGCGATCCCGTGGCCGCGTCGAAGGTGACGGCAAGGCTTGTGCAGTTGCAGGCGGTTCAGCAGCGTATCAACGCCCAGTTGAATCAGTCCGTCGAGCAACTGCGTTCCGCTGAGACTGCGTACCGTCAGCAGATCGCTGAGCGGGGCCAGCAGCAACTCAGCAAGCTGTTGCCGAACCTCACCGACGCCTCCAAGCAGGAACTAGCAAGCTATATCGCCCAGCGCCAACTCACGCCCGAGGGGAAGGCTGCGCTCTGGGACGCGGAGGTTGTTGCGGCGTTTCACGACGCCAAACGCTACCGCGACATGATGGCTGCTAAACCTGCTGCCAAGAAGCCGGCGGAACCGGCAAAGACGCTCCGGCCAGGCACGGCCGCAGCACCGTCAACCAACGCGCGGGCCAAAGCGGACGCACTGAAGGCGAGGGCCTTCAAGACTGGATCTACAGAGGATCTAGCCGCCGCACTGTTCGCGCGTGCGAATCTAAGGAAGTGACATGGCCGCTTCGGCTACCAAGTCTTTCGATCTTGAAGGGATCGCGGAAGACTTCGAGGACATGATTTTTAACATTTCGCCGATGGACACCTGGATGCTGTCCAACGCGAAACGTGTGAAGGTGTCGAACACCACCCACCAGTGGCTCACCGATTCGCTCGCTTCGGCCTCCGCGACGAATGCGCAGATCGAAGGCGACGACGCCACCTACACCACCGCCACCACCGCGACGCTGTACAGCAATCAAACCCAGATTGCGCGCAAGACGATCGAGGTGTCCCGCACGGCGGATACCGTCAAAAAGTACGGTAGGGGTGAAACCTTCGCGTACGAGATGGCGAAGAAAATGAAGGAGATCAAGCGCGACGTTGAGTCGACGCTGCTCTCCAACAACGCGAGCACTGCGGGCTCCGTGCTGACTGCCCGTGTTGCGGCTGGCCTGGCGTCCATGATCGGCGGCCCGCTTGGCGCTGGCAATCGCGTGATCGCTGGCTCGGGCACCACCACCACCGTTCCGGGCTACGCCTCGGGCCAGTGGGCGGCGTCCGTTGACGGCACCGCTGGGGCGCTCACCGCGCTGACTGAAACCCACCTGAAGTCTGCGCTGGAAGCGGCGTGGACTGACGGTGGCGATCCGTCGGTGATTCTGGTGAGCCCGTTCCAGAAGGCGCGTATCGCCACCTTCTCGGGCGCGACTGCGTATGCGGGGTTCTACAACCCGCAGGCGAAGGCCGTCCAGGGTGCGGTGGTGGGCGGTGTCGACGTGTACGTGTCGGACTTCGGCCAGCACAAAGTCATGCTCTCTCGCTACATGCCCACCGGGCGTGTGTTCGCGATTGATCCTGACTACGTCGGCGTGGGTTTCCTCGACAGCTTCAAAGTCGAGCAGCTCGCGAAAACCGGAGACGGCACGAAGGGCATGATCGTCGTGGAGTTCACCACGATCGTTCAGAACCCGGACGCTTCGGCTCAGATCATCGGCCTCAGTACCTCTTGATAAAAGAGTAGCAGACGTATCTCGCGTTCTGAGCATGGATTCGGTAGAATGAATCTTTGCAAGGAGCGCGAGATGCCAATGCCAAATTTGCCGCAGTGGGAAAGAGTTAGCCGATTTTGGGACAAGGTTGATCGGCGCGGGCCGGATGAGTGCTGGCCATGGAAAGCAAAGGCTCAAGTACGCGGGTACGGATCAGACATGATCTGTTTCGGCCGCAGGATGCTTGCGCACCGAATCGCGTGGGTTTTGGCAAATGGCGATTTCCCGCCAGTGCCCGCTGGCCAGCGCGCATGGGTTGTCATGCACAAGTGCGACAACCCGCCATGCTGCAACCCTGCGCATTTGCAGCTAGGCACGTTTGCGGATAACAACCGCGACATGTCAGAGAAGGGCCGCTGGGGAACGCGTGATTTGCCGAAAGGCGAGAAGCACGGAAACGCGCGGCTGACAGACGCGCAGGCGATTGAGATTCGGCAGTCAACTGCCAGCCATGTGGAGTTGGCAGAGAAGTACGGCGTTTCTCCGGGGACGATTGAGTACGTCCGCAGAATTGGGTGGAAGCACCTCAAAGTTCGGGCGCGCAAGCCGGTAAACGGCAAGTCTGTCGCGACGAAGGGCGCTGGCAATCCGAACGCACGGTTGACGGACGACGATATCCGGGCAATCCGAGCAAGTACGGATAAGCCGGGCAAGGTTGCTGAACGATTCGGGATAATTCCTGACTACGTGACGCTGATACGAAAACGGAAGGTTTGGAAACACGTGCAGTAATGCACGCACAGGAAAAGCCGGGGAAACCCGGTTTTTTATTTGTTGAAGACAATCCACACTGAGATTGATCCGCTTACCGGGCTGCGGCGTGACGTGCAGACGGACGGGCGGCACATGCGAGAAGTGACGCAGACGGACGCGTCCAACACGAAGGCGACGCTCAATCACCTGTCGCGCCTGCGATCGAACGAGGACTACGCCAAGTCCGGTATCAAGGAAGGTTGGCACCACGCTGCGACGATCCCCATGGAAGTTGTCGTGGAGTGGATGAACCAGGGCTTCGACGTGTTCAACGCTCACCCGAGCGAGATCATGAAGCGCCTGCGTCAACGTGACTACGAGAAGCTGCGTGCGACTGCCGGCCGAATCTGAGCAGCGACTATTGCAGCGTGCGGCTGCGCTGATCGATACCGATCCGGACGAAGCGCACCGAATCCTGAATGATTTGCTGAACAAGAACCCGGACGACGCGCGGGTGCTGTTCGTGATCTCGCGCCTCTACAGCCACGGGGGGCGGTTCGGTATCGCGCTCCACCTCATGCGCCAGGTGGTGAAACTCGCGCCTCATAAGGACGCGGCGTGGAACGATCTCGGCATGGTGCTTTCCAGCGTGCAGCGGTTCCGGGAGGCGCGGGACGCGTTCCTCGAGGCCGTCAAGCGTGCGCCGAAGGACGCGGGCCACGTTGCGAACGTCGCCATGACGTACCTGGAAGAGTCGGCGTGGCGCAAGGCGCTGCAGTGGGCCGACAAGGCGCTGGCGATCGATCCCGAGTTGACGGGCGCGCAGCAGACGCGTGGGTTTGCGTCGTTGGCGCTGGGCGACTGGGAGGCGGGCTGGAAGGGCTACGATCGTTCGCTGGGCGGCGCCTTCCGAAAAATCATAAAAGTGCGGGACGAGCCCGTGTGGGACGGCCAGCACGTCAACGAACTGTTCGTCTACGGCGAGCAGGGTATCGGCGACGAGATCATGATGGCCTCGTGCGTGCCCGACGCAGCGCGAGACGTAGGCGGGATCGTGCTGGAGTGCGACGAGCGGCTGGAGGGCCTGTTCCGGCGCTCCTTCCCGCAGTGCTCTGTGTACGGCACGCGGCGCTCCAAGGGTACGCCGGCATGGGTGGACGAGCACGCTATCGACGCGGGCTGCGGGATCGGGCAGTTGCCGAAGTTCTACCGGCCTAGCCCGGAGAGTTGTCCCGGTACGCCGTATCTGGTGGCTGATCCGGAGCGCCGCCTGCAATGGCGTGCACTGCTGGACTCGCTGGGCGACAGGCCGAAGATCGGGATCTGCTGGTCCGGTGGCAAGCGCGTCACCAACGCTGCGGGCCGTGCGATCGGGCTGGAGGCGTTTGCGCCGCTCATGGGCGCCGTGGACGCGGACTGGATATCGCTGCAGTACACCAAGGGCACGGAGGCCGAGATCAAGGACTCCGGGTTGCTGGTGCGCCACTGGCCGCGTGCTGTGGCGAGCAATGACTACGACGACGCTGCCGCGCTGGTGGCCGAGTTGGATTGTGTGGTTGGCGTGAATACCGCAGCCATGCACTTGGCGGGCGCGCTGGGCGTGCCTGCGATTGTCCTGGTGCCGAGCAGGGCGCTATGGATTTGGTCTACGCCCGGCGACAAGCCGGGGGACATGCCTTGGTATCGATCGGTGCGCAAGTTCGAGCAGCGCGCGGACGAGCCATGGGCCAAGACAATCCAGAGGCTCGTCCGTGATCCCCAACATTTATATCGGTTTCGATCAAAGAGAAGCGGCTGCGTTTCACGTCTGCGCGCAGAGCATTATCGAGAAGAGCAGCATTCCAGTGGCGATCAAGCCGCTGACGCTGTCGTCGCTGAGTTGGTTCCCGAACCACTCTAACGGCACCAACCAGTTCATTACCTCCCGGTACCTGATTCCGGCGCTGGAGGACTTCACGGGCTGGGCCATGTTCATCGACTCGGACGTTCTGTTCCGAGAGGACATGGCGAAGGTGTGGGCACTGCGAGACGACAGGTATGCGGCGCAGGTGGTGAAGCACGACTACCGCACGCATTCCCGCCGCAAGTATGTCGGTAGTCCGATCGAGAACGACAACCTGGATTACCCGCGCAAGAACTGGAGCAGCGTAATGCTGCTGAACTGCGGGCACCCGGATATGCGCCGGCTTACGCCGGCATATGTTGCGCGCAACACCTCGCAGCACTTGCACAGGTTTGAGTGGCTGGAGGATCAGTTGATCGGCGAGTTGCCGATCGATCTGAACCACCTCGTCGGCGAGTACCCCATGCGCGACACGGCAAAGATCGCGCACTACACGTTGGGCGTTCCAGGGTTTGCGAACTACGTCGACTGCGAGCATTCGCGCGAGTGGCACCAGACGCTGCTGCGTGCGAACGAGATCGTCGGCGAAGATCCGAAGGACATGATCAAGCGTGCGCAGGTGCGTGCGTGACGCGCGGGGTGACGTTTCGGGCCTGGGACGAGCGGTGGGCGTCCACGCGTTACCGGGCGCTGATCCCGCAGGCCGAGTTGGAGCGCGTCGGTATCCAGCAGGGGCGGGACGTGCTGGTAATCGGGAAACACAAGTGGAACTGGGACACCGAGACGGCTGGCTACAAGCGTGTCGTCTACGACGTCTGCGACAGTCATTGGCACGACGACTGGCGAGACGAGGTAGTCGGCAATTGCCAGCGTGCGGACGCGGTGACGTGCAACTCCCGGGCCATGGCGGCTGAGATCAAAGAGCACACGGGCCGGGACGCGTGGGTGATTCCTGATCCCTACGAGTCGCCGCAGGGCGAGCCGCGCGTGCATGACAAGCTGCTGTGGTTCGGCTTTCACTGGAACGCGGAAGCGCTCATGCCGTGGCTGGAGCGGCTGATCGGGCGGGACATTACCCTCGTCACCGACGTCGAGCATGAATGCGAACTGCGCCCCGGCATGCGTGCCGTGCCCTGGTCCCCTGCAAACATGCGCGATCAGTTCCAGCGCGCCGGGCTGGTGATCCTGCCAACGGACTACCGCCCGACAGCAAAGAGCGGCAACAGGGCGATCGAGTCGATCCGTAGCGGCCTGTATCCGATCTGCGGGCCGTTGCCTGCCTACGCTGATCTAGGCGTGTGGATCGGCGATATCGCAGAGGGCGTCGACTGGGCGCTGTCTCGTCCCGACGAGGCGGTGCAGCGAATCCGCGCCGCGCAGCAATACATAGCAACCGAATACGCACCGCATGTCGTGGCACGACGCTGGATCGACATGCTGGCGCACCTCTGAGGGCCGACTGTGTCGATCAGCACCTATCTCGATCTGAAGACTGCGGTGGCGGACTACCTCCAGCGCAGCGATCTGACGTCCTTTATACCGACGTTCATTGAACTCGCGACGGTGCGCCTGTCGGACGAACTGCGCACTCCCGAAATGGAGGCGGTGGCGACGACGACGATCACCGGAGAGTGGACGGCGCTGCCGATCAACTTCCGCGCAATCAAGCTCTTCGAGGCCGGCGGCAAGGTGCTGGAGTACGCAACGCCGTGGCAGTTGCAGAAGCTTGTGCAGGCAAGCGCAACGCCAACCGTGCCCGTCTACACAATCCAGGACATGCAGTTCCGCGTGTATCCGTTCCCCACCAGCACCACTGTCGAACTGACGTACTACGCGTCGATCCCGGCAATGTCTGTCTCGACGGACACGAACTGGCTGCTGACGAAGAGGCCGGACGTCTACCTGCAGGCGTCGTTGGCGCAAGCGCGGCTCTTCCTGCACGACGACGAGCGGCTAGCTGCGGCTGAAGCGTTCACAGACAAGTACATAGCCGAGGCGAACCGTGCTGCGCGACGGATTGGCGTCGGCTCGGCGCCGCTTGCGGTTCGCGCGGGGTAACACATGACACTAGCGATATCGCCGCTTGCGTTCAAGAAAGCGGTGGGCCTTGCCATGGATCGCGCACCAGGCGGCACGAAACGCATGGTTGGCTATGCGGCACTGGCGGCCGGGATCGGCCAGCGCTACGAGATCCGCCTGCTGCTGGGCGGTGTCGTGCAGGCGACGTACACCATGTCGGGCTCGATTCCTTACTCGCTGTCCACGGGTTTGGCGCCTACGGCGGCGCAGATCGCGTCGATTGCGCAGTCGGGCGATATCGACGTCAGCAGCGGCACCTGGACGGTTGAGATCGCGAGCACCGTCAATGCGGGTTACGTGATCAGCGGGACGCTGGGCGTATCCAGCACCGACTTCACCTTCTCCGGCGCGACTGCTCCGACAACGCCCGAGGCCACCGATATCGGGCCTGTCGGGCAGGTGGCGGCGGATTGGGTGCGCACGTTTACCGAGGAGTTCGACGGAGGCTCGCTGGATTCGTCGAAGTGGATTGACGAGATCTGGTACGGCGACGATTACAACGACGGCTCAGTCACCAACTACGACGTCAACGACAGCAGCAACTCCTGCCTGCGGATCTGGCCGGCCACCAATAGCAGCAATCAGTGGTTTTTCCGCACGATCAATACGGACACGAAGTTCGAGCAGCAGTACGGTTTCTTTGAAGCCCGCATGAAGCTCCCTGTCGGCAAAGGCGTGTGGCCTGCGTTCTGGCTCTTCTCGCATACGGGCGGAATCAACACCGAGATCGACGTCATGGAGGCCTACAACGGCGGCGCCTCGGGCGGGTGGAGCACGGACGCGTATCAGCCGAACAATTTCGGCGCCTCCATGCACTACCCGAACGTTCTCGGCTCGCAGGGCCCGTACAAGCTGACGGAGTTTCAGTCCGCGCAGCGCCTTGATACGGACTTTCACACCTACGGCGTGAAATGGACGGCGACGACGATCAGCTTCTTTTTTGACGGGCAACTCTTGGTTGAGCGTGCCTTTGCGATCCCTCACCCCATGTTCATTTTGCTGGACATTTGGTACGGCAGCGCGGCCGGCACTCCGAACACAACCGACACGCCTCGCGGAGCAAGCAACTCGCTCATTGTTGACTACGTCCGCGTTTGGGAGGCTGCGTAATGGCGCTCAGTATCGGCACGATCAGCCTGCTGCTGGACTCTGCGCTGGACTCGGGCGCCTATACGCACGTCGTCGGGATCGACTGCGGAGGCAGTGGAGCGATCGGCGCGGACGGCGTCACTTATCTTGCGGATCGGCACTACTCGGGCGGGTACACCGCTTCCACGTCGTCGGCCATTGCGAACACGGTAGACGACTTCCTGTATCGAACCGAGCGGTGGGGCGAATGTGTGTACACGATCCCGCTCGCCATGGGCGTGTACCGCGTGCGCGTGCTGCTGGCGGAAATCTACGATCAGATCACGGCCACTGGACAGCGCGTGTTCACGATCAAGTTCCAGCCTGGCACGCTGGATGAGGTAAGCGTTTCAAGCATTGATCAGTTCGCGCTCGCAGGGTTTGCTGCGGCTACCGAGATCGTGCGCGACATTGTGGTGGGCAGCAACGGCCAGCTCGTCATTCAGACAATCGCGCAGACGCAGCAACCAGCCCTGAAGGGCATAGTCGTTCAATCCAATGCGGGGGGCGTGTACAACCCGTCGTCGCCCACGCTGCCGTCGATACCTAGCGCACCGGCCACCGAGTCGTCTGTGCTGCGCACTACGCAGTTCGTGATCCCGCCGGAGTTTGTCGGGATTCACTGCTACACGGTGCCGTACGACGTGCGCGGCTATCACGCGTGGGGCACTGCGACGCCTCCGACGTTCGCCTACGGTATCCGGCGCTCGATCAACTACGACGGCTGCTTTTGGTACGACATTCACAAGGGCTCGAGTTCGTCGAACTGGGTGTGGGACGACTTGGACGACTTGGTGGATCACACATACAGCAAGGGAGCGCAGTTCATGTACTCCATGCTGTACACCCCCGCCCACCTGGCCTCGTTGCCGAGTTTCCCGTCACCGGCGCCGAACTGGCTGGGCTCGACGTCCATGCCCAACAACCTCACCGAGGTGGCCGCGTTCATTACCGCGCTGGTGACGCGCTACAACACGGGCGGTGTGCGCAAGCTTCATGCGATTGAAGTCTGGAATGAGCCCGCGATCAACGGTGAGGACTACCTCGCCAGTGTGAACGTCAAGCCGTACTGGATCGGAAGCGTGTCAGGCAATGACGGCACGAAGCAGGAGCAGCGGCTGAACGATCTTGCGCTGCTGCACAAGACGATCGCGGTGGCGGCGAAGGCGGCCGATCCTGGTATCAAGATCGTCGGCCCCGGCTGGAGTCCCGGAGGTTCTGCAGAGGTGTCGTCCTACTGGACGGGCTACTACAACCGCACGATCAGCACGGGCGGCACGCCGCTGCAGTACACCGATATCTTCGCGTGTCACCCCTATACAGGAGGCGGCACGACGGGCTCGGGCTCCGCGTCTGCGTCGCTGATCTGGGTGACTATGAACGCCTACAACACATGCCGCAACGCGGTGGACTCCTCCAAGCCGCTGTGGGGCACGGAGTGTGGCAACGAGGGCACGAGCGTCACCTACGCGCAGCAGGCGACGGTGATCAAGCGCAAGGCGCTCCTGGCCGCCGCTGCGGGCATGGCGAGCGTTCACTGGTACGCCTACGAGGACGATCAGTATCTTGGCACGCCGTATACGGAGACGGCGACGAGTAACGCGCTGGCAGCGCTGACGACTTCCATGGTGGGCAAGACAATGACGCGGTGCTCGATCCTGGTCGACGGCACAGTCTGGTCCGCGTACTCCGACGGCACCGAGTTTCGGGAATAAGCCATGCCAGCAGCCGCACACAAGTCGTCAACCGTTGAGACGGGGAGCAGCACTGATCCGGCCGTCACGATCGGGGCCGCAGCAGACGGCGACACCAAGGTTCTTGTCCTGTTCGCTCGCTCCACCTCGCACTCGGTAACGCTGTCAGCCACGCCTGCCGGCTACACGGAGCGCGCGGCATGGGCGGAGTGGGACGACGGGGACAGCTATGTTGCCGTCTACAGCAAGGCGGTGACGACAACCGAGACGTCTGCCTCTGTCGGGTTCACGCTTTCCGCGTCCTGCAAGTGGGCGATTGCAGGATTCGTTGCGACGGGTGATTGGGACGCAATCGCTGCCGAGTCTGCAGGACGTATCAGCTACGGCACTAGCGCAGCTGCCGGGACTGTTAACGCAAGCGAAGCGAACACGATCCTGTTCAACGCGATCTGCGCCGTCGACTGGCGGAAGTTTGAGCCGCCTGGTGGAACCACCGAGACGAACGACGTTCAGGACTCGTCGCTGGAGATCTCGATTGCCACCGGGCATGAGTCTGTTGCGGCGGCCGGGGCAACGGGCACGCGCACCTGGACGTTCCGAAGCGGCGACGATCCGAACACGCTAAATGCTGCCGTTGGCCGCAGCGCGGCATTCACGATCAAGGCAACGACGTCTGGCGAGACGGACGCGCTCCTGGACGGAAGCGCCACGTTCCAGTCTGCGTCGTACACCTACGAAACCACTTCGATCACCGCCACGCCTTCGTCGTTCTCTGTAGACGTGGGCGCGTCTTCCTCGACGGTGACGTTGACGGATCAGAACTCGCTGGCGGTAGAGGGCGCGTCGTGGACGAGCTCCGCGCCGTCCGTGTGCTCGATCAGCGCGGCAAGTGACTCCAGCGGGCAGGCGACGGTGACGTTTGGTATCGCGGGCACGGCGACGCTGACTGCGAGTTATGACGACGGCATGTCGTCTGAGACGACGCGCACGGTGGCCGTGACGGTAACTGCGCCCACGACGCCCGTCACCCCGACGACGCCTCCGACGGTGACGCCCGAGCCGGTGGACGGCACCTGGACGCGCGTGCCGAGGGACGCCGAGGTGTGGATCAGGATTCCGAGGGACTCATGACGCCGAACACTGCATTACAGGCGTGGCTGCCGGACATGCCGCCGACGACGCCCGGCGCGATCACCGAGATCGAGAACCTGCTCCCGACGTCGCGGGGTTACGCGCCGGACGGGGCCGCAGCGATCGGTGCGCTGTACAACGACACCGCGTTTCCGGACCGCTGCTGGGCGGCCTCGCTGGTAAAGGGCGCCAGCCTGACACCCGTCATGCTGGTGACGACGCTAAACAAGATTTACAAGGTGGTGGGCAACACGCCTACGGACATTAGCCGCAGCGGGACGGCGTACACCGCGTTCAGCGTCTACGGCAACTGGCAGTTTGCGGCGCTGGGCGACGACATTATCGCGGCCAGCAAGAAGAACACGCTTCAGATCACGTCCAACGTCTACACGACGGCGTTCGCCGACGTCACCAGCGGGCCGAAGGCGCGGACGATCGCGTCACAGTCGGACTTCATTATGCTGGGCGATACGGCCGACGAGTCGGGCTGGCCTTACGCAGACGGCTGGTGGTGCTCGGCGTTAGGCGACGCAACAGACTGGACGCCGGACGTCGCTACGCAATGCGCGCGGGGGCGCCTCACGCAGACGCCTGGCGGGATCATTCGTGTCATTGCGTACCAGAACGATCTGATCTTCTTCAAGGAGACGTCCGTCATTCGCGCGTCGTATGTCGGCGCACCGCAGATATGGGCGTTCACCGTACTGAGCACGAACGTCGGACTGTGCGGGATCTCGGCCGTCACCGAAATGAACGGCGTGCTGTACTGGTGCGGCAGGGACGGCTTTTACCGATTCGACGGTGCGTCGATACAGAAGATCGGGAGTGCTCCGTGGCGGTGGCTGACGGAACGCAGCTACAACTTGCTATATGCCAACTACACGACGGCGGTGACTGATCCGTATCGCAACGTCGTGCGGTTCTTCTACGTCGAGAAGGCCGTGTATCTGCCCGGCGGGCACGACGTCGCGCTGTCGGGCGGCGTGGCGTACCACCCGGAAACCGATCGGTGGGGACGCTTCTCAAGCACGGCGGCGTGCGCGGCGACGAATCATTACGAGTTCTTCAGCGGGCTCGACTATGTGTCGCTGGTGCTCTCGTATGACGTCCCGATCATTGTCGATCTGACGGACGCCAAGATCAAAACCTTCAGAGGCACGCCGCTGTACTCGAGCTTCACGACGGGCGACGTCGGCGACGACGAGCAGGCGTCGGTGCTGCGTGGGGTGCGTACCCGTTTCTACATGGCGCCGACGACAAGCAGCGCCACGCACTACCACCGCATGACGCTGGACGCTACGCCGACGACGGGCGATACGGCGGTGCGCACGGACGGCAAGTACGACTTCACGCAATCGGCCAGGTGGCACCGTATCAAGTTCGGGCAGACGGGCCCGTATGAGTTCGGCGGCTTCAGCGTTGACGCCTCGCAAGGTGGCAAGCGGTGAGCAAGGTAACCGTTGACGGGCGGCTCCGCACGGAGTCCGTAGAACTGAAGCGCCTGTTGCGGGAAATAGCGAGCGTGGTGAACGTGCTGGCCGGCCGCGTGTTCACCGGGGCGGGATCGCCCGAGGGAATCGTAGCGGCGGACATTGGATCGCTGTACCTGCGCACGGACGGCAGCACGTCCACGACGCTGTACGTCAAGACGGCGGACGCAGGCTTGGCAACGGGGTGGACTGCAAAATGATCGGAGTGAGTTATGAGTGACTTTGGCGGCGGCAATAACGAGATTCCTCTCGATCCCTACGCGGACAGTCGGCAGTGGCTGCCCGACGGATCGAGCCAGCTTGTCGATCCTTTCACGGGATTCGTGACGATCGACTCGCCGCAAATGAACGGGCCCTACGGTGGGTATCAGCGGCAGACGTTTGATCAAGCGGGCAACCTGATCAACAATCAGTGGATAGACACGCCCCGGCATACGGCGTGGGATTCGTTCAAAGGCGCTGCGCTGACGCTTGGTCTGCCAGCGCTAGGCATGAACGCGGCTGCGGCGCTCGGCGGCGCAGGGGCGGGCGCTCCAAGCGCGGCAGGCATGGCCGGCAGCGTTACGTCTCCCGAGGCGTTGCAAGCGCTTGGAATGAACGCTGCCACTCCGGGCGCGGTTGCTTCTGCTGACGCGCTCGGTGCTGGTAGCGGCGTGGCGGGTGCAGCAGGCGCTGCGGGCGCCGCTGGTGCGGCAGGCGCTGGTGGAGCGGGAGCCGGCACGGGCGCGGGTACAGCGGCTGCTACGGGCGCTGCGGGCGCGCTGCCGCGTCTTGCCGACGGAAGCCTCGACTGGGCGAAGCTCGCCTCCAACCCCGCGCTATGGGCTGCGGCGCTAGGCGCTGGTGCAGCGATCGCGGGCAACGGCGATATCTCCAGCAGCACCTCGTCGACTGGCAACTCCGCCATGTCGGGCTCTGCGACGGGCGGGCTCACCGGCAGTAGCAACACGGCCTCCTCCCAGTCGCTCGCGCCGTGGTTGCAGGGCTACGCGCAGGACTACGTCGGGCGCGCACAGAACCTGCTCAACCAGGGCACGTCCAACGGGTTCCGAGATACCGCTGGCGGGCTTCTGAGTCAGTACGCCACGCAGGGATCGCCGCTGGTGAACGCGGGCATGCAGCAGCAGCAGGACGTGATCTCGGGGCGGTATCTCAACTCCAATCCGTACCTGGACAACGTCGCCAAGTCGATCACCGATCGCATGGGCGAGGGCTATGCAACGGGTACTCGAGCGAACCTGACGAGCGCGTTCAACCGAAGCGGGGGCGATCCGCGCTACTCGTCGGCGTACGGACAGACGGTGGGCAACGCCGATCGGGCGTTCGCTGATTCGCTCGGCTCCACAATGTCGAACCTGTACGCCAACAACTACAACACCGAGCGTGCGGCACAGAACGCGGCGGCGCAGGGCTCCACGAACCTTGCGGGCTTCGGCGTCAACAACGCGCTGAATCTCGGCACGTTTGGCACGCAGCAGCAACTCCTGCCGTGGCAGCAGCTTTCCATGTACGGCAATGCGATCAACCCGTCGTTCGGTTCGCAAAGCACCGGCACGGCGAACAACACGCAAAACAACTGGGCCAACACGGCGCAGAACACCAACGCCAACACCACCGGCACGAACACGATCTCCGCGCCGAACAACTGGATGGCGGGGGCGGGCGGTGCTGCGGCAGCCGCTGGTTTGTGGCGTCAACTCTTTGGGGCCTGACATGGCTGGACTTCTGTCGAACGATTACTCGCCCGATCCTGTTGCGCAGGGCCTGCTCGGGCTGGGAGCCGCACTTATGACGCCCCGCGCGCTGGGTGGCGGCATGGGCCCCGGCCTGCTCGCCTTCAACCAGCAGGCCATGCAGGCGCAGCAAATGCGGCGGCAAATGGAACAGGACGCGCTGCGGCAAAGGCTGATCGACGCCCAGTTGCAAGAGACGCTTGCGCAAGCAGACGAGCGCAAGATCAACGCCGAAAAGCAACGTCGAGCCGTTCAACTGCAGGACGAGTTTTGGCAGAAGCTTGGATCGTCCGGGCGCGACTCTGTTGTCGCTCAGACGGGCGGACTTGCTCCAACACAGGCGAACGCCGACGCCATGTCGCAGCCAATGAAAATCACGCCGGAACTGGTGGCGTATGCATTGCGGGCGGGCATTGATCCGGCGAAGCTTCAGCAGATATCGGAGTCGAGGAACTGGGGCCGGGACAAGGTTGCAGGCACGGTTGAAACCACCGACGCGCAGGGACGCCCCGTCACGCGTATGCGCACCGACTACGGCGACTTCATTGGCGCGGCCATGCCAAAGCCGTACGAGAAGAAGTTCCAGGACACGGGCGGCTCGATTGGCGTGCTCGATCCGTACACGGCATCGCTAGACGGCACGATCGGCAAAACCATGACGCCGGGCGAAGTCGCCAGCAATCAAGTCGCGCTGGGGCAATTGGGCGTGGCGCGCGGCAATCTCGGCGTCGCGCAGGAGCGACTGGCGTTCGACAAGGCGGGCGGCGCAGACGGTGGCGTGCAATACATGAACACGCCCGCCGGGATTGTCGCGGTGCCGAAGAAGCCTGGCATGGGCGCCGCACCCGCAGGCCAGTACGTTATCGGCCCCGACGGTATGCCGCTTGGCGGCGATCCGCAGACTGGGCCGCAGGCACGCGTGCGGGACGCCAGGGACGCGCTGACGATCATTTCCGAGGCCGAGAAGCTCCTTCCGAAAGCGACGGGCAGCTATCTGGGCGTCGGCGCGGATATGTTGGCGCAAGGCTTTGGCGCTTCGACTCAAGGCGCGCAGGCGGCAGCACAGTTGAAGGTGCTCTCCGGATCGCTGGTGTCGAAGATGCCGAAGATGAGCGGGCCGCAGTCCGACAAGGACGTCGCCATGTACCGGGAAATGGCGGGCCAGATCGGCGACGCGACGCTGCCGGTGTCGACTCGCATGGCAGCGCTGAAGACACTGCGCGGCTTGCAAGAGAAGTACGCAGGAATTCAACCGCCTGCGCCGCAGGAGCCTGCAAAGCAAAGCGCTCCTACGCAAAGTAACGCGCCGACGTTCAGCAATCTGCCCGCGCCCAACCAGTACCGAGGCAAGACTGTCCGGGACACGTTGACGGGCGACGTGTATATCAGCAACGGCATGGCATGGGTGAAGCAATGAGCCGCTTCGTGCTGGTGGACGAGGGCGATCCGTCGAAACGGTTCGTCCTGCAGGAAGAATCTGCAGCGCCTCCGAAGGAAGCCGTGCAGTCGCTAGGCGAGGCGCTTGCAGGCATTCCGCGACAACTTGGACTGACTGCTCGAGCCGGCCTGCAGGGTGCGGGCGGCATGATTGGAATGCTGTCCGATCCGATCGCCGCCGCAGCGAACCTCACGGGCCTGCCAAAGTATCTGACGGGATCGAACATTCCGTTCGCGCGCGACACCATGAAAGGTGTCTCCGACGCCGTCGGCCTGCCGACTCCGCAGACGCCTACCGAGCGCGTTGCCGGACAGACGGCGGAAATGATGGCGGGCGTTGGTGGCGGACTGGGGGCCGGGCGCCTGCTCTCCAGTGTTGGAGGGCCGGTAGCGCAGCAGATAGGCGCTGCCATGACGCAGGCCCCGCGTGAGCAGCTGGGCGCGGCGATCGGTGGCGGCGTTGCTGGCGGTTCCGCGCGAGAGGGCGGAAGCGGCCCCGGCGGCGAGTTCGCTGCGTCGCTGCTGGGCTCCGTCGTGGGCGGCATGGCCCCTGCTGGCATTGATCGGGTGTCGCAGAACGTCTCGCGGCTGATCGCCCCGCGGCTGACGCCGGAACAGATCGACGTCAACCTTTCTCGCGCGCTTGCGAACCAGGGTGTCGACTGGGCCGCGCTGCCGCCGAACGTGCAGGCGTCGTTGCGCAATGAGTTGGGCGCGGCCATGCAGACGGGCGATCAGATCAACCCGGAGGCGCTGCGTCGTCTTGCCGACTATCGGACGGTAGGGGCCACGCCAACACGGGGACGAGTAACGCTTGATCCGGTGCAAGTCACTCGCGAGAAGAACCTTGCCAAGATGGCAGCCAACAGCGGGCAGTCGGAACTCTACGGGCTGCCGGCGCTGGAGAATCAGAACAACAAGGTGCTGATTGACGCGCTGAACGGCGTGCGCGGCGAGCCGATCGACATTTCCAGCGCGGGCGGTTCTGCGCTTAACACGATCCTTGGCAAGGACACGGGCTACGCGACAAAAGAGAACGCGCTGTATCGGGCCGCGCGCGAGTCTGCTGGCAGGAACATTCCGCTGGATCGCGAGCAGTTCGTATACGGGGCCTACCAAAACCTTGCCAAAGAAAACAAGGGTGCGTTCCTGCCGGACAACATCAATACCTTGCTGGAGAACATTCGCAACGGCGTGATCAAGAAGGGCGGCGCGGAGTACCCCGTCCCGTTTGACGTTGACACGATCGACGCGCTCAAGACGACGCTTGCCAAGGCAACGCGCGCGAGCAAGGACGGCAACGAGCGAGCAGCACTCGCGATCGTGCGCAACGCGCTGGAAAGCGCCCAGCCCGCTGCCAATCCGATTAAGACGGCGTTCGGAGGCCAGCAGGTTGCAACGGCGGCGCAGGGGGCGCAGCTTGCTGCGGCTGATACGTTGCCTGCGGACGCCATGAAAGCGTTCGACGCAGCCCGTGCTGTGGCGCGTGAGCGCAGGACGTGGCAGGAATCTTCCAAGGCCGTGCAGGCGGCCATTGACGGTGCGGAGCCGGATCAGTTCATCCAGAAGTTCCTGCTGTCGAACCAAGCGACCGCCGCTGACGCAAAATCGCTGGCGCAAGAGTTGACCCAAAGCCCAGCGGCGAAGGACGCCGTGCGCCGATCGATTGTTGAGCACTTGAAAGACAAGGCGCTGAACAAGGCCGCCGACGAGGTGGGCAAATTCAGCCAGTCTGGGTACAACAAGGCGCTGGACGATCTACGCAAGAAGCTGCCGTCGTTCTTCTCGGCCGACGAGATTGCGAAGTTGCAGGCCGCTGGAAGGGTGGCGAGTTACGAGCAGTTCCAACCCGTCGGCTCTGCGGTGAACAACAGCAACTCCGGAGCCCTGGTGCTGGGCCGAGCGCTAGACGGGATCGTCGGGTTGGCTAAGTTCATTCCGGGCGGGCGGGCGCTGGTGGCTGATCCGTTGCAACAGGTGCAGGTTCGGATCGGATCGAGCGCCGCGCAAAACGTGCTGCCTGGGTTGCTGGCGCCGCGTCAGACGCCCGTATTGACAGGCAGCGCACTTCTGCCGGCCGCGTACTCGGCGGGCCTACTTACGGCGCCGTAGCCAGTCGATTAGCGCAAGCACGATCAGCCCGGCAATCCAGCCGAGCGTCGTCGGGTTCCATTCCATTTCCCCACCCTAACACGCCACCGAACAAGACGAAAGGAAGCGGGCGTCATGCCAACCGAGAGCGCGGAGAAAAGGTGGGAGCCTAGGATATGGACCGTCGCGCAGACTTTGCTGGTGGCCATCATGCTCTGGATGGGTAGCACCCTGCTGGACATGCGGGAGACGCTGGCCCGACTGGACGAGCGAATCAGCCAGGTGCTCGCCTCCCAGCGCATTGCTACAGACGCCCAGTCGATCCGCGATCGGCTGCAAGAAGATCGTCTGAACGCGATCTCGGACAGCAACAAGGACATCCGCATTCGAGTGGATCGGCTGGAGCGCGGTGGGAAGTGATCGAGTCCGCGCTGTGGGCCGCCCTGTGGATCGTGATCGTCCTGTTCGGCTGGTGGGTGATTCTGATCGCCGCGTTCCTGTTCGACTGGTCCGCGCGCAGGGCGTGGATCGCTATGCTGCTCGCTGCCTTGGCCGCCGCGAAGCTTTGGTGGGATAAGCGGTGAACAAGAATCTTCAACGGGGTTCGACGTGACAGTGGATCAGCAGGAGCGATTGCGTACCGTCGAGTCGTCAATCAGCGAGATAAAGGTGCGACAGACGCAGATGGAAGATCTGCTCGAGCAGCAAATGCTGACGACTCGACAGATCAAGGCTGATACTGAGTTGATCGTCGAGCTCATCCGTGGCGCGAACGTCTTGGCTCGAATCGCGAAATGGCTCACGGTCGTCGTCGGCGGCTATTTGGCCGGCAAAGGCATGAAGTGGTGGTAGGCGTTTCCGAGTCCACGCTTGCGCTGATCCGCCGGTTTGAGGGACTGCGCCTCGCTGCGTACCAGGATTCGGCCGGCGTCTGGACGATCGGGTATGGAACGACGCAGTACCGCAACGGCGACAAGGTGCGGCCCGGCGATCGGATCACCGAGGACGAGGCCGACGCAATCCTGCGTGAGCAATTGGCCGAGTGCGCCAACGCCGTGCGATTGCTTGTCAAAGTACCGCTCAGTCCGCAGCAGTTCGACTCCCTTGTTTCCTGGACTTATAACCTTGGCGCGGGAGCCCTGCGCGAGAGCACGCTGCTCAAGCGGCTAAACACCGGGGACTACGCTGGCGCTGCCAACGAAATGCTTCGGTGGGTGAACGCAGGCGGGCGGCCCATAGAGGGCTTGCGCCGCCGCAGGGAGGCCGAGCGCGCCTTGTTCCTGTCCGGTGTACAGCCGCCCGCAGAGGCCCCTGCAAGCCCCGCACAGGCGCCCGTCCCACAACCGGCACCGGAGCAGACGCCCGAGCCCGCCCCGCAACCACTACCGAGCAAACCCATGGCCCCTGTCCTCGCCGCCTTGCTGCCGTCGCTGATCGGCATGATCCCGGATCTCGCCAAGCTGTTCGGCAGCGGCACCGCCGTCAGCAACCGCAACATTGCGGCGGCCGAGAAGGTGGCAAGCGTCGTGGTGGAGGCCACGCAGGCGGCGAACCTGCAGGACGCTGTCGAGCGCATGTCGTCCGATCCTTCGGCACGCACGCAGGCCGCAGAGGCGGTGCAAGCAAGGTGGTACGAACTTGCCGAGGCGGGCGGCGGCGGAATCGACGGGGCGCGCAAGTTCAACCTGGCGGCGGCCGGTATCCCCGCGTGGCGTATGCCCGCCGTGTGGGTGACGGTGGCACTGCTGCTGCCTGTGTACGCCGTGGTGGGCGCGGTACTGTGGGGGCAAGGCTGGAGCAACGAGATCCGGCTGCAGGTGGTGACTGCGGTGCTGGTGGTGATCTCGGTGGTGTCCGCCTACTGGCTCGGCTCCAGCAGCGGATCGGCTCGCAAGACGGACATCATTGCGGACAAGTGATCCGCCGCTTCCTGCGGTGGCTAGGCCGGCGGTTCGAGCCGCGGCGGGGCTGGGAGCATTGGCCGACGGCGTGACATGGCACCGTTACGCGGCTCGCAGTCGCTCGGCCAGTTGGGTCTTGGCTGCCCAGCAGCCCGTTCGGAATGATTCGAGGATGACGTTGGTGTCCGCGAAAACTCGGATTTTTGGCATACGGCGCTCACCTCACAGCTCGAATGGTGCGGTGAGGTCGTACTGAGCGAACAGCTCGGTCAACCCGCCAAGTCCAAGGCCCATGGCCTTGGCGGCTTTGCGAGCCGACAGCCGTCCGTTTTCCAGGGCCTCGTGAAGCATCTTCACGAAGGTAGGAGAGAACCGTTTTGGTGGGCCTGACACCGATGGCCGCTGCTTTTCTTGCGAAAGACTGCGCCGGGTGTCTTCACCGATGAGCTTGAGGTTAAACAGTCGCCATGCCAGCGTGACCGGTGCAACTCGGAGCAAGGCCGCGACCTCGCACAGATGCGCAATATCGCCTTGACGTTCGGGCTCGATCAGCTTGTCGAGGGTGGCGCTCGGCATCAGCAGCGCAGCGGCGAAACTATTCGCCAACTGCTCGATGCGCTTGCCTTTGCTGCGCTCCTCGACAGAGTTCGACTCCCGGTGTTCCGGCCTCATCGCGTCCCAAGTTAGGGCATGGAAAAGCTCGTGCGCGAGATCGAAAAAACGCCGGGCTTCGTTCTCGTTGCGGTTGATCAGGATGACACCCATCTCTTCGAGATGGCAGGTGGCACCCGAGATGGACTGACCATCGGCAGTGTCAACCGTATCGACGAATAACACCGGGATGTCCAGCTCGCGCTCGATCTTGTCGATCAAGCCTTCGGCTGGAATAACACCGAGATCCAGCTCGGCAACCAAACTTTCCGCGCGCTCCTGTGCGTCTTCGAAAGACGACTGCGATGACAGCCGCAGGGCGCGCTTGAGCACGCTTGACCGGCTGTCCTGCTGCTCGCGCAGCCAGCGAAGCAGACCGATCCATTGACCGGCCTTCAGCTCGAATCCGTCGAGGCTGTCCTCTGGCACCTCCGGCGCGGCACGCCAGGAGAACTGCGCCTCGCCAGCAACGGCAAACGGGTCGATGAAGAACTCGAGATCTCGGTCCAGCAGGTCGGACAGCGTCAGCATCTCGTCCGGCTTGAGGGCGCGCTTGCCGTTTTCGATGTCAGAGACCGTCTGACGGTCGTTCAGCCCCATCCCTTGAGTGAGCTGATCCTGCGTCCAGCCCTTGGCCTCGCGCGCCGCTTTGACGCGGTAGCCGATCAGCTTTTGCGAGATCTTTTCGAGCATGGCAGTCACCTCCTAAACCTGCATTTTAGTCTTGCGAAGTTAAAAAGGCAAGAATATCTTGCGTTACGATGTTTGCATCTTTATCCCGATTGCCCTGCGTTGCCATCCTCTTCGGGGGATCGAGCTCACCATCCTTGACGGTTGCAATTCCTCGGAGCCGTCATGAAGAACCTCGAACTCGCATCTCCCTCAGAGATGTCCGCCAGTGCCCGCGCTGGTGAAATCACCGCCATCCTTGCGGCCGCCATCGTCCGCACCGTCGTCGCAGAAGCACCAAAACAGAGAGAAGTTGGCCTTGGCTTCCTGCCTGTCCAATACTAGCCGGCGACGCCCCGAAATCGCCGAGGATTTCGCGCCCCAGAACTACGTGTTTTATTGGACACGGAAACACACGGACGGCCTATCCATGCGGGCTGCCGGCCATTTGCGGACGGACTGACCGAGTACCTTACCTGCCCGGAAACCCGCATGGTTGAGCCATGTGTTGTCCAACATTTGGACAACTGTCCAAAACTCAGGCCGATTTCCGCCGCATGACAGGACCCGGAACGACCGGCACGACCTTGTCCCGCAAGTAGATGCGGGTGGTCTGCGCGTCGGTGTGTCCGAGCAGCGATTGCGCGTTGATTCCCTGCGCCTGGGCGTCCGTGGCAGACATGGCACGCAGGTCGTGGATGTTCGCGTCGTCGACCCGCGCGGCCTTGCAGGCCTTGACCCATCGCTTGTGAATCATCGCGTAAGTGGGCGGCTTGAACCCGAAGATGAACGGCGGCCGCAGCGCGTTGGGCTTGAGTGCTCGAGCCTCGGCCACCGCGCTGCGAAGCTCCGGCGTCCAGGCGACGATGACCTGCGCGCCGGTCTTGATTTGGCGGAAGAACACGCCTTCATCCGTGCAATGCTCGCTACGGATGTTCGCGACGTCCATTACCCGCTGTCCAGTCGCGTAACACAGATGCATCACCGCGCGCAGTAGCGGGTCCGCGTGCGCGTGAATGCTGGCGTACTCGGCCGGCGTGATGCGGCGAGTCCGGGCCGCCATCTTGATGCGGTCCACCCCGACTACCGGGTTCGCCACAATCATCTCGTCGTCTACCGCCACGTCGAGCAGCAGCTTCAGCACGGTCATTGCACGGTTCGCGATTGCTGGCGTGTCCTGCAGCCCGCGTCGCAAGTCTTTGACGTCACGCGACGTAACGTCCTGCGGGCTCAGGTTCTTCAGCATCTCGGACAGCAGCGCAGCGCACGCGCGATACTGTCGCTGCGTCTCGACGGCCAGCGCCTTGCCGGTCTTCTTGTGCCGAAGAATGCGGCCGAGGTTTTCATCGATGAACGCAGGCATCGAGCCGGACGACTGGCCGACGATGCGCGCCCATTCGCGCAGCGCAGTCGCGCGATCAGCCGCGAGCCGTCGCCATTTTCCGTTCTGGACGAGGTAGAACGCGCCGTGGCGCAGATACACACACGGCGGCAGGTCCCTGTCCCGCTTGCGCGGACGATTCATCTACATCCCTCCTGAACACAACCAATGTGCCGTCCGGCCTGCGCTTATGCAAGATGCCAAGCGCCGCCAGGACTCGAGACTGCGCACTAGGTTTACGCTTCGCGGTGATCGCCGCGATCTCGTCATTCGTAAGGATCATCGCCGCGTCCTGTCCAGGGCCCACGCCGCCACGCACATCCAGCCGATCGCGCAAACCAGCGCCAGCGCGAGCAGCACGGTTCCGATTGCGTCACACATCGCCGCGCTCCCGCCCGGCAAGCGCCGCCCGCAGCACGTCGCGCGCCTGGTCGACGCATTTGGCGTATTCGCCCCACTCGGCCTTCTGCTCGCCGCGTTCGATGAGCGACAGAGCGAGGCGCATCGCGTAGGACTGGTGCGTGTTGATGCGCTCCAGCCTGTCGTAGTCAGCCTTTAGAACATTAAAATGATCCATGCAGTCCGTGTTGGCCGCGTGCAGGCGTCGCAGTTCGGCGGCGGCATCGGAATACCACCCAATCGGCATGGGGTCCAATTCCAGCGCGTCGGCCAGCCGCAGGGCTTCGGGCTGCGCGCTCATGCCCGCGCCCTTGCGCGGTTGCACTCACGCTCAATTTTCGCCACCGCGCATTCGTGGTGCCGGCGCCAGCAGTCGGCGGAATGTGTCGTCTGCGGCTGCTCCAGCGCGGCGTTAAGCGCGTTAATTGCAGTCCAAGCCAGCCGCCACGTTTTCAACTCTTGATAAGCCGGTTCGCCGTGTTCTTCTTTCGTGGCTTCGACTAGGTCTTTCAACGCCTCCAGCGCCATCTGCGCGGCGTCGCGTAGTGTCGTCATGCTTGCCCCTTAAATGGCGACGTTACCCGGCGATCGAACGCCGAGAACGCGCAGACGATCACGCACCCGCTGCACCGTTTTGACGGCGCGCCGATACTCCTCGGTGAGTCCGACGATCTCGCAGTCCACGCATGGCTGCGTGAACAGAACACCGTGTCCGCAGCCAATGAACTTGGCGACGTACGGGTGTTTCGGGTCGTGTGGTTTGGGCATGTGCGTCATGCCCGCCCCCTTGCGCGGATTGCGGCGGCGGCCGGCGATGTGTCGTAGTGTTTTTCGCACACCGTCGCGCACGCCTCGCGTTCAGCAGCGGAGACAAGCGCTGCAAAGGTGTCCAAGTGCTGCGCTGTCACAGGACGCCCAATCACGATTCCCGCCTCCCGCGCTATGCGGATAATGTCGTCGCGCGTCATGCCGCCGCCCTTTCCACCATGCTTGCCTGTACCGCAAACAGCCCGCCGTTGAAGCGCACGTAAACCTGATTCGTGCTGCACGCCCGCACGTACTCTGCTGTCCTCCCGGCAAGCCTCCCGCTCGTCACCCGCAGCGGCTCTCCGAAGCGATAGCCCCAGCGGTTTCGCGGCAGGCGCTGCTTCAGCGGAACGTGCAGCGCGCGCTCAAGCTCAAGGATTGCGCCCGAGACGTCGATCCCGTCCCCGTGGATTTCGCGCAGGACAGCGAGCGCGGTAATGGCTGCTGATTTGATCGTCACGCGATCCGCTCCCACGAAAGCACCTTTTCGACGGTGCGCCTGTGCACGCCAAACCTGCGCGCAATTGCCTCGTTACTCAGCCGCTCGCTGATCGCCGCACGGGCCCGCTCGCGCACGGCCGCCAGCCGACGAATTTCAAGCACGTCGTCGGCTGACAGCTTCGTCTGCGGCAACTGCTCGCCCCGCGGGGCCAGCTCGCGTGCGCGGACGATGTAGGTATGGCGATCCATGGTGTGTTACCTACGACTCGCCTTAGACGACATAGCTGCGACGCCCCTTGTACGGATCGGCAAAAGGCAAATCGTCGTCGTCCTGCGCCACGGTGATCTTCGCGCGCGGGGCCTGCTTGGGCGCGTCCTTTGCCTCAAACCGAAGCGAATAAAACGAACCGCTGCCGTCCTTGCGTTCTTTTCGCCAACCGGCCACCCAGTATTGCTTCCCGTCGATTTCGGCCTGGCCTTTGATGTCAGGGTGAGCGTCGCTCTCCTTGCGATCGTTCTTGCTGATAATTCCCGTCATGTTGTTGTCGAACTGCTGGCTCATGCCGCTTCCTTCAGAGTGAGTTGATCGAACATTTCGTCCACCTCGCGCAGGAACTCCCGCGCGGCCTGTTCAACCGCGTCGCGCTCCTCCTGCGTGGGGCGGAAGCGGATCACAAACAGTTGCAAGTGCTTGGGCAGACGCGGATCGAAAGCAACGAACTCAACCTCGTCGAACCCGGCACACACGCATTGCGCGATCATTTGCGGCTTGTGCTCTTCGGGCACGACGCCAGCCAGTCGCCAGGACAGGTACTTGGCCGTCGTGGGGCATTTAACCTCAACGCCCATGTTGCCGATTCGCCCGTCAGGAGACGCTCCAAACGATTCAATCGTCGGGTGCGGGATGAAGCCGCACTCGTCGATCATGTCGCCCGTCAGCGCGCTGTACGCGGCCTTGGCGGCGGGTTCGGTGTCGATCCCGTGCTGCATGGCCGGAGTGACGTGGTGAGGCACCACGTCGCCCGTCAGCCGCTCGGCAAGGATCTCGATCTTCAGAGCCCGTCGCTCGGCGCTGTCGCTGCCGTTCTTGAGCCGCGACATGGCCGCAGCCATGCGGGAAGCTGTAAGAGCGCCAGTCCTCGCCGCAAACCACGCGGCAGTGCCTTGCTGGCCGTTCATGCCGCTTCCTTGATTGCTGCCGCGCGCGTTACGAATGCGTCATGCATGGCCGCGCGCTCGTCCTCGGTGAGGCCCTTGAAGAGCTTGCGCAGGGCCACGTCGTCACCAGCGGCGGTGATCAGCCCGGCGAGTTCCTCCCGCCGCTCAGCCGGCACGCGATCCTCCGGCTTGGTGTCGGGCGGCAAATCCTCGCCGTTGTAGATGTAGAGGCCGATTCCGTGGAGGGCGACCGCCTTCGCCAGGCACCGCTGCATGGCCGTGTTGAGGTTGAACGAATCCAACTGCTCGATTTGTTCGCGCCCGTTACGATCGGTGAACTTGCGCCCGGAGAAGGTGATCGGCTGGTTCTTGGCGTTCATAACCGGCAACTGCGCGGTGCGCTCGACGCCGAACGCGTTCACCGTGCAGAACACCATAGCCGTGTCGCCAACTCGAACCATGGGCACGCCGTCGGCGTCGCACTTGTACGTCCACGACGCTTTCGGATCGTGCAGCAGGAGCTGATCGACAGCCCACGCCCACGACAAATAGGACAGGCCGTTTTTTTGCTCGACGTATTTCGAAACGTCGATCTTGCGAAGCTCGTCGAATTTCATGGCTTACCCCAGCAAAGCGATTGAGCCGAGCACCGCCAGCGCGATCAGCGCGCAGACGACAACGCCCAGCAAAGCGGCCTCGACGATCTCGCGCGCAATCTCCAGCGTGGAATCGTTTTGGCAGTTGAGATCGCGCCACCCTTGCGCGTGGCGCGGGGTGCGGCCGGTGTCGTCCACCTGGGCGCCGAGGCGACGATCGGCGGACAGCAAGCGGCGGTGCCGCGTGTGCAAGCTCACCATGTCAGTCCCCCAGTTCCGTGTTGGCTTCCCACTCGGCGAACTCGAGCGCGAACTCGCGCACGATCCGATCGAACTGGCCCTGCCGGCGGAACAGCACGCCCGCCAGCGTCTCCAGCGCGTTGTCGTTGTACTGATCGTTGACGAACTCCACGAACTCCTCGCTGAGCGGGACGAGCTTCCGCCCGCTCGGCAGGGCCCGCAGGGGCGGAACCAGCGTGTCGTGGCGGCCGTTTGTCAGCATTTCGGCGAGGGCCGACGCCTCCCGGCTGATGAAGTTGTCCCGGACGGCTGCGCGCTGCGCCATGTCGTCCTCGTGCTGTTCGGCCTGCCGAAGCAGGTAAGAGCCGTAATCCGCGTGTCCCATTGATCCCTCCTTGACGACACCACCATGGTATCGCAACGCGATACATTGAGTCAAGCGGGACGATACTCAAGAGGCAAAAAAATTTACGGGTTTCACTTAGAGGCGGCCATTTCCTCGGAAAGCCGCTGCAGGTATGCGCTGAACTCGACGTAGGACTCGGTTGTCGGCGGGCGCAGGAACCGGGTGGGGATCGAAAGGCGTACGCGTTCTGCTAGCAGCAGGCTGCTAACCACGTACTCCTTTAGGGCTTCTGGAAGCGCCCGGATGCGCTGATCGAACTCGCCTTCGGGCTGCTTGCCAAGCAAGATCCAGTCGAGGCTGACGTTGGTTTCCTTGGCAAACGCGACGATGGTTTCCAGGGAAGGAAGGTTGTTGTTCTTCTCGAAGTTCGACACGGCGGCCTTCGTCTTTCCAAGCGCGTCGGCAATCTGCTGCTGAGTCTTCCCAATAGCAAGCCGCGCCTGTTTCAGTCTCGGGCCGATGTCGTTCAGTTCCACCGGCCATATGTACAACACCTGCTTCTTCCTCGGGTTTGGCGCCAGTTGACAATAGAGTATCGCACGGCGATACTTTGGGCCATGGACCGAGAAACGCAAGAGCAGGCCCGCGATCCTGGGCTACGTCAGGCCGTTATGGCGGCCGGGGGCTATGCCGCACTGGGCCAGCGGCTAGGAAAGACGCGAATGAACGTCTGGCAGTGGCGCAGGGTGCCGGCCGAGTACGTGCTGAGCGTCGAACGCGCCACTGGGGTGTCTCGGCACGATCTGCGGCCCGATTTGTACCCGCGAGTCGAGGAATCCCAGCAGTGACGCGAGCGCAGCGAGCGAACGGGACTCGGGACTCGGGACTCGGGACTCGGGACTCGGGCATGGGTTCCTCGGCTTGTTTTTGTTGTGTCGACTGTGCGCTTTAGCTGGCTCGTGACGCGAGCCTTCGCGTGCTTCCGATAACCCGAACGGATAGGTGACTAGTGGATCGCGATCAACGTGCGGCTCACAGGCGGCTTGCGGCGCTTCCACGCTATGTCCATCTACAGGAGCGCACGGACAGGCGGCAAGCGGCCATTAAAGGGGCCGAGAAGGCGGCGACGGCCAAGCGGCTCGCCGGCACGTTGGCGAGGGGCGGGGAGATCCTGCTTGAGGGTTCCAGACAACGGAGGAAGGCATGACGCAGTGCGACCGGATTCTCGCGGACTTGAAAGCAGGTCACGCACTCACCGCGCTGGAGGCGCTTCACCGGCATCAGTGCTTCCGCCTGGCCGCGCGCATCGACGAGCTGCGCCAGCGCGGCTATCCGATTTCGGTGGAGCGCGCAGAGGTGGAGGGCGGGAAGAAGGTGGCGCGGTATCGGCTGGGGGCGGTTGAAGCAATGTAAGAAATCAACGGTAAGCCGCCGGCCGTTTTCGGCGGCATCAGTTGGCAGGCCATGGCATTGCAATGCAAACACGCCTAACGGCCAAAGCCACGGAGGAAGGTGATGAAAGTCGCGATTGAGATTAAGGGAACGAGTCCGCTGCTGATGCACAACCCGCGGATGGTGGACCCGGACTTCGAGTTGAACCGAGAAATCAAGCAACTGACCGGCAAGCGGAAGAAGACGGACGAGGACCTTCGCCGCATCGAGATGCTCGAGTGGCATGGGGGCTTGTACGAGGAGAACGGTGTTGTCGTTCAGCCGACCTCGAAACTGCGGAAGTGCCTCATCAACACCGGCCGGATGTCGAAGATTGGGAAGGCCGTCGAGCGGGCGCTGTCTTTCTCGGCTTTGAACGTCCCGCTGCAGTACGAAGGCCCGAAGAAGATTGAGGAAATTTTCGCCGACAAGCGCTTTCACTCGCGGCTTTCGGTCGGTGTCGGACAGAAGCGTGTCATGCGTGTCCGGCCGCAGTTCTTCCCGTGGGCGATGCGAGTCGAAGGTCTGTTTGTCGAAGACGCCGGCTTGAATTTCGATGAGTTCGAGCGACTGGTCGAGATGTCTGGCGTGGTCGAAGGCATCGGCGACAACCGCGTCAACGGCTACGGCCGGTTTATCGGGAAGGTGCTTCGATGACCGCTCTGTTTGAGATTTCGAGACCGGACGGCCGCTCGCAGGCGCAGGTGCTCATCGACTTGGTGCGTGACGCTCAGCCGGGTCAGCTCTTCGAGTACCCCGTGCTGATTGACGCGTTGCGCTACGAAGGCGGCCGCCCGGTCACCGCTGCAGACGTCGCGTCGGTCGTGTCGCGTGCTTACGGCCGATTGCTGAAGGAGCACCAGCGTGCACTGCATTGCGTTCGAGGGCGTGGATATCGGGTGGCGCCGGCATCCGACCAGCGGGCGTTGGCCCAGGGACGCAAGAACCGCGCTGATGTGCAGCTTCGGGTCGGGCTCAACACGCTACGACACGTCCGGTGGGACGAGCTGGACGTTGAAGCGCGCAAAGCGCACGAAGCGACGCTGATGGTCATGTCCGCGATTTACGAGCAGCAGCGCGCGATGGAACGCAGACAGAACGCGATTGAGGAAGCCGTTTCGAGGCTTCTTCGGCGGAAGCAGTAACAGGGCAAGTTGAGGCGTGGCGTCGCGTGGTTTGGCAAGGCTCGGCTGGGTGTGGCACGGCGCGGTCTGGTTGGGCATGGCATGGCACGGCAGGCAGGGCAAGGCATGGCGTGGCAAGGCGTGGCCTGGCGCGGCAGGGCAGGGCAGGCAGGCGCGGTGTGGCACGGCGTGGCTCGGCACGGCTTGGCATGGCGCGGCTTGGCAGGGCAGGCATGGCGTAGCGCGGCGGGGCGAGGCGGGGCAGGCGAGGCAAGGTGCGGCGGGGCTGGGCGCGGCAGGGCCCGGCTTGGCATGGCAGGCGAGGCCCGGTTTGGCTCGGCACGGCAAGGCGGGGCTCGGCGTGGCATGGCTTGGCTAGGCGCGGCTTGGCGGGGCTTGGCAAGGCAGGCTCGGTAGGGCAGGGCATGGCTGGGCGAGGCACGGCACGGCGGGGCGCGGCACGGTTAGGCGAGGCAGGGCAGGCATGGCAGGCATGGCTCGGCTGGGCGCGGCGAGGCAGGCGAGGCAAGTCAGGGGGTGAATGCGTGAGCGATAGGAAGGCTTTGAGCAAGCGCGTCCGCTTTGAAGTGTTCAAGCGCGACCGGTTCTGCTGCGCTTACTGCGGCGCTCATCCGCCGGACGTGATTCTGCACGTCGACCACGTTCACCCCGTGGCGGAAGGCGGCTCAAATGACATCGACAACCTCGTGACGTCATGCGCGCCATGCAACTCGGGCAAGGGCGCGAAATTGCTGTCGAGCGTGCCGCAATCGCTTGCAGAGCGCGCGGCTGAAATTTCCGAGCGCGAGGCACAGATTCGCGGTTACGTCGAAGTCATGGACGCCGCTCGGGAGCGACTGGAGCGGGACGTCAATCGCGTGGCTTTCGTGTTCGAGGGCTTTTGGAACGACGGCTACACGCTTTCGGACTCTGCGCGGATGAGCGTGCGCAGGTTCATTGATGAGCTGGGCGTGCACGAAGTCATTGAGGCCGCAGAGATTGCCTGCACAGCCCGAGTCACTGAAGCGAAAGTGTTCCGCTATTTCTGCGGCGTCTGCTGGCGCCGGATTCGGGAGACCTAATGGCGCGAGTCCGACAACTGGCTCCCGGCTTCTTCACGAACGAAGAGCTGGTCGAGCTTCCCTTCGAGTTCCGGCTGCTGTTCGCCGGACTGTGGACGATTGCCGACCGCGAAGGGCGGCTCGAGGACCGCCCCAAGCGCATCCGGATGGCGGTCTTTCCGTGCGACGACGTGGACGTCGATGCCGGCCTGCAGCGTCTGCACGACGCCGGCATGGTGCGTCGTTACCGGGTCGATGGCGTCGCATACCTCGCCATCCCGGCGTTTCTGAAGCACCAGAAACCGCATCCGCGGGAAGCCGCAAGCGTCATTCCACCGCCGCCGGAAGGTTCGCCTAAGGCTGACCTAGGCGTTGCCTCGGGGGCCATGCATGGGGCTGAAGGTTCGCCTAAGGCAAACCTTAGGCAAACCTTAGGCACGCCTAGGACAGACCTAGGTAGCGCCAAGGTAGCCGGACTCTCGGACTCTCGGACTCTCGGACTCTCGGAACTGAGAGAGATAACGCGCGCGAGCGCAGTCGACCTGGCGGTGGCGATGCGGCAGGCCGGCGTGGACGCGAACAGCGCGCACCCGGAGCTGCACGCACTGGCCGAGCAGGGCGTCACCGTTGAGACGGCCGTGGCGGCCTGCGAGGAGGCGAAACGGCGCAAGCCGGGCGAGCGGGTGCCGGTGGCCTACGTCGCGAAGGTGCTGTCGACGTGGGCGCGCAATGCCGAGCAGACGCGGGCCAATGGCGCGCAGGCACCGCCTTCCCGGGCCTCGCCGCGTGAGCCGACGCGGGCCGAATCGTTTGTTGCCAAGCTCAATGGCGGCAGTGCGCCGCAGGGAGTCGTCGATGCAGTCGTCACCGAATCCGCGCCGCGTGCCCGACTCCTGGGTGCGTGAGCTGTTCCGCCGCTTCACGCTGCTCTACGGCGCGCAGCGGTGCGCGGCGCTGTACGACGCCGGCCAGCTTGACGACACCGTCGCGGCGTGGGGCGAGGCGCTCGGGCGATTCGATCCGTCGGTGATTCGCGCGGCGCTCGAGGCGTTGCCCGGCGAGGACCGCGCCTGGCCGCCGTCGCTGGCCGAGTTCGTGACGCTGTGCCGCCAGTGCGTCCCGGCGCCCGAGCATCGGCCCGCGCTGCCCGTCCCGCGCCGCACGCCGGAAGAAATCGCCGCGGGCCGCGAGCAGATGGACCGCATCAAGGCGATGCTGAAGCCGAAGCGTATGCCGGCATGAGCTGCCAGTCGTGCCAGCACTCAATCGGCCGCGCCGTCGACTGGTCGCGCCCGCCGCTGCTCTGGTGCGCGAAGCATCGGACTGTCGCGTCGCGTGTTTGTGCCGAGTTTGTGCGCGAGCCGGGAGCTGCCGGGTGATTTGCCCCGACTGCCAGCGGGCCGAGCGCGAGTTCTGGCCGGTGTTCATGCACCTGCCGTGCTGCGAGGCGAGGCACTTGATGACGACGGTGCTCGAGAAGGACCGCCGCAAGGCCGCGCTGAAGCTCAAGGCCGGCGTGTCGGTCGAGTTCTGGGCGGAAATGCGCGAGCGGCTCGACGAGCTGATGGATCGGGAAGGCCAATCAGACGCGCGAGAAGGGGGCAGGCGCGCCACGGCGCAGCGCGGACGGGTGTCCGGCCATCCGGGGCAAAACGAAGCCGCGAAAATTGGGGACAGATGAAATGGTGGTGACGCTGGAATACCCCATTTCGGCTAATCGCTACTGGCGACAGGTACGCCTGCCGTCGCGCACCGCAATCCTCGTCTCGCGTGAAGCCGTCGCCTACAAGCGGCACGTTGGGGAAGTCTGCCGCGCAGCCGGCGCGCATCCGCTCGCTGGCGATGTCGAGATGTGGCTCTGGCTGCATCCAAGGCTGACGAAGGGTGGCGCGGCGTCGAAGGTGCGGCTGGACCTCGACAACGTGCTGAAGGTGGCAATCGACGCGTGCTCGGGCCACCTGTACGACGACGACCGGCAAGTGACACGGCTGCACGCCTTCATCGCCAACGCGGTCGAGGGCGGGCAGCTCGTCGTCCGGGCCGAGCCCGCAACGCATGAGGACTGACATGGACGCCTTGGTGCACCGCCTCGAAAACGAAATCCGCGAGCTGACGCAGCAGCCCGACAAGAGTGTCCGCGGCTACCTGCTCTCGAAGCTGGACGACATCCGCCTGTCGATCGCCCGGCAGGACGCGCTGCGTTTGGAAATCCTGATCGACAAACTGGCGGGCAAATGAGCGCAAGGGACGAATTCATGTCGGCGGATTTGCAATGGACACGGCAGCGCCTGCAAAACTGGGGCCGCTGGTCACGCACCAGCCGGGCCGTGGGGCGCTGCTTTTCGGCGGAATGGCGATACACGCCGGAACGTCTCATTGGCGACGAGGAAAGCGACAGGCGGCGCGCGAAGGACATGATCGACGTGCTGGACGCACTTGCCGTGTGGCGGGCAATCATGCCGCACCAGGGCATGCCCATGAGTCTTGCCATGGTGCTGCACGGGCACTATGCCAAGCGGCTTAGAGATCAATCCCTGCGTGCGTGGCTGCGGCGTCACGGAATGACTGTCCGGGGCAGGGATTTAGCCAACTTGATCTATGAAGCGGAGCTAGCCGCGCACAACAGGCTGCTGCGTAATATCGCTTGCACAACGAATGATTTGCGCTAAAATGATCCCACGCCCGCCGATTCGGCCGCACCACCCGCGCTAGCGGGTATTGGCGTCGGCAGCGAGTTCGCCTGTCTGTCCTCCTCCTCCCAGTTTTGGGTTAGCCCGGAATCCGGGCATTTTTTTTGGGGTGCGCCATGAAGAAGGGCAAGGGCAAAGGGAAAGGCGGCGGCGGCCGGAAGTGCTGACGACGTACGCGGCGCATTTTGTGCCGAGCGTCAATGATTTAGGCGGTTGAACAAATGGCTGAACGGGGTGCCCCGGTAGGCAATCAAAACGCTCGCAACGGGCGTATCTGGCGCGACACGCTGCGGCGTGCGCTGCTGGCAGAAGACGGCCGCAGAATGCGCGCTATTGCCGACGCGCTGGTGTCCAAGGCCGAAGACGGCGACGTCGCTGCGATCAAGGAGATCGGCGATCGGATCGACGGCAAGGCGATCCAGTCCGTCGAAATGAGTGGCCCCGACGGCGGCACGATCAACGCCAACGTGTCGATTTCCGTGCTCCCAGTCAGTGCAAAATCTGACGGTTGAGCTTCCCGAAACAATCGTTTCGGTTCTCTTCAAGCCTGCGCGCTACAAAGTCCTCTACGGCGGGCGAGGATCGGCAAAGTCCTGGAGCGTCGCTCGGGCGTTGCTGATCAAGGGAGTGGAGCGCCCGCTGCGTATCCTGTGCGCGCGGGAGTTCCAGAACAGCATTCAGGACTCGGTACACGCGCTGCTGGCCGATCAGATACGCGGCCTCGGGCTCGAGGCGCACTACGAGATCCAGCGCTCGCGAATTGTCGGCGCCAACGGCACGACATTCGGCTTCGAGGGCCTGCGCCACAACATTGCGTCGATCAAGTCCTACGAGGGCGCGGATATCTGCTGGGTGGAAGAGGCCCAGACAGTCAGCAAGGAGTCGTGGGACATTCTGATTCCGACGATCCGGCGGCCCGACTCCGAGATATGGGTGACGTTCAACCCGGAGCTCGACACGGACGACACCTGGCAGCGGTTTGTGATCAGCCCGCCGGCCGGTGCGCTCGTCGCGAAGGTGAACTGGAGCGACAACCCGTGGTTTCCGGAAGTGCTGGCCGCCGAGCGCGAGCACCTCAAGACGCGCGATCCTGACGGCTACCTGACTGTCTGGGAAGGGCACTGCCGGCAGACGCTGGACGGGGCGATCTACGCCGCCGAGATCCGATCGGCGACTGAGGGCGATCGGATCACCAGCGTGCCGTATGACAAGTCGCGGCCCGTCGAGGTGTACTTCGACTTGGGCTGGGCGGACTACACCTCGGCATGGTTCGGACAGTGGATCGGGCAGGAGTTCCACCTGATCGATTACATGCAGGGGCACCTGAAGCCGTGGTCCGAGTACCTGGCTGACATGCAGCGACGCGGCTATGTGTACCGCACGGTATGGCTGCCGCATGACGCGCAGGCCAAGGAACTCGGCACCGGCAAGAGCATCGAGGATCAGACGCGCGCTGCGGGCTACCGGGTGCAGGTGGTTCCGGGCCTGTCAGTGCTGGACGGGATCAACGCCGCGCGAGAGTTGTTCAACCGCTGCTGGTTCGACGCTGCCAAGTGCCACGAAGGGCTGCAGTGCCTGCGGCGCTACCGCTGGGACAAGGACGAGCAGAACGGCGGCTTCAAGCGTCGTCCGCTGCACGACGAGTACAGCCACGGCGCCGACGCCTTCCGATATGCGGCGGTGGCGGCCAGGCGCGACGTCAAAGCAACTCCGATTGTGTATCCGAAAGCCTGGGTGGCATGAGCCGAATCCTCTACGCCAAGATTGAACGTCTGAACACGCAGATCGACGCGCTCTACGAGCTATATACAGCGCTCGCAAACGACATTACCGAACTGAAATCCGCGAATGACGAGCACCACGAAAATGGACGAGGCCGATCTCGTTCGCGCGATCGAGTTGTTGGAGAGCGCGTCATCGGACGGAGCGCTGGCGGACAACCGCACGAGGGCGCTGGAGTACTACCGGGGGGAAAACAGTAACCCTGCGCCTGAGGGCCGCAGCCAGATCGTAGATCGATCGCTGTACGACACCGTCGAGGCGATCAAGGGCCCCGTCCTCAAGCTGTTCCTGTCGGGCGACGAGGTGGTGAAGTTCACGCCTCGCGGTCCGGAAGACATTCAGGCGGCAGAGCAAGAAACCGCGTTCATCAACTGGATCATCAGCGAGAAGAACGACGCTTTTTCGGTGTTCAGCGGCTGGCTGCATGACGCGCTGCTGCAGAAGAACGGCTATGTGCTGGCGCGGTGGGAAGACGAGCAGTACGACGAGGAGCAGTACGAGGGCCTGACGCTGGAAGAGGCGCAGGTGCTGCTGCAAGGCGCGGGCGTCCAAGTCAAGCGCGTCGAGGAGCATGTCGACGAGTACGGCAACGTCACCGTGGATCTCGACATTGAGCGCGAGACGGAAATGGGCGTGGTGTGCATTGAGTGCGTGCCGCCCGAGTCGGTGCTTGTCGATCCGAACTGCACGACGGTGTGCCTGCGTTACGCGAACTTCGTCGAGCGCCGCGAAACGCTGACGATCAGCGAACTGCGGGAAATGGACTTCGAAGTCGACGACGACATTTCCGACGCGGGCAGCGATCCGGAAGAGTTCGAGCACGATCACCGCAAGCTTCGCTCCTGGCAGATCCACGACAAGGACACCGAGCCCGATCCGTCAATGCGGCGGGTGCGTGTGCGCGAGGTATGGCTTCGCACCGACTATGACGGAGACGGAGAGGCTGAACTGCGCCACGTTATCGTCGTGGGCACGACGGTGCTGCTGAACGAAGAAGCGGACATGATTCCGCTGGTGGCGTTCTCTGCGAAGCCGCTCCCGCACCAGCACTACGGCGAGTCGCTGTACGACGAACTGAAGGAAGTGCAGGACGCCAAGACGGCACTCATGCGCGGCGTGCTGGACGCGCTGTACCTCGCCAATTCGCCCCGTTTCGCGATCAATCGCGATCGGATCGACATTGACGACATGCTGGTGTCTCGGCCGGGCGGCCTGGTGCGTGTCGACGGCGAGCCCATGGGCGCGATCATGCCGCTCACAGCCGCGTACAACCCCTCGCCCGCGCTTTCCGCCATGGAGTACATGGACACGGTGCGTGAGACGCGGACGGGCGTCACGCGCGTCGGCACGGGGCTTGATCCCAACGCGCTGAACAAGACGGCGAGCGGCATTGCCATGCTGCAGGGCGCGCAGAGCCAGCGGATCGAACTTGTTGCGCGGCATTTCGCGCAAGCCGTCACCGAGCTATGCAGCGTGGTGCATGCGCTGACGCTGAAGCACTCGCGCAAGGCGGCGATCGTCATGCTGCGCAACGAGTGGGTGCCCGTCGATCCGCGTCAGTGGACGGCGCGAAAAGACATGCAGATCAGCGTGGGGCTTGGCACGGGGAACCGGCAGGAGCAAAACGCCTTCCTCATGCAAATGCTCCAGTTGGCGCTCGGGCCGGGCGTGCAGTTGGGCTTCTCTTCGCCGGAGAAGGTGTACTCCATGCTGTCGAAGCTGACGAACAACGCCGGCTTCAAGAACGCCGAAGAGTTCTGGGCGAATCCCAAGAACGCCGCGCCGAAGCCTCCGCAGGCCCCGCCGCCCGATCCGAAGTTGATCGAGGTGCAGCAACGTGGGCAGATCGAGCAGGCCAAGCTCGCCCAGTCCGCGCAGATCGAGCAGGCAAAGGCGCAGACGGACGCGCAGTTGGGCATGTCTCGCGCGCAGGCGGAAATGGAACTGGAGCGGCAGAAGGCGCAAATGCAGGCAGAGGTGGAGCGCTACAAGGCCGAACTCAATGCGCAGGTTGCTCTGGAAGTCGCTCGAATGCGGGCGCAGACGGACTTGGTTCGCGCAGATCACATGGGAAACGGAAATGGGCTTTCGTGACGAGATTACCGGGACGCTGGGCGGCTCTACGGCCGTGACGGTGCCCATGCTGTCAGTGTCGTATCCGGCCACCGTTGCAATCGTGCCGGGCAATGGCGACTCCGTGCTCTGCGAGTACAGCGTTGTCGACGGCACCTGGACTGCGTGGGCCAACGGGACGGCAACCGCCGCCAGCGTTGACGTGCTTGACGCGGCGGTGAAAGCGCTGCGGTTCACGCGCACGGCGGGCAGCGGCACGACGTCGGCGTATTCGATCCTGCCGCGCCGCGGGTAATCGTGTCTGACCCGTTCGTCGGCCGCGCCGGTCCATTCAAGACGCGCGGGCCGTTTCGCGGCATCCGTGCGCCTTTTCGCGGCTGGGGGCGCGTGTTCGGGCGGTATCCATCGCGCACAAACAGCATCCGCAATTCTGCGGCGGCCGGGGCTGTAGCGGGGACGCCCGGCACTGCGCCGACAAACTGGACATTTTCCGCGCTGTCGGGATTGACGCGAGAGATAACCGCGACCGGCACGGGAAACGGGTTC